TGAAGAAATTCTGGAACTGGGCACGGGATGATAATTCCGGTGTCCGAACACTCTATCTTGACGGCGTTATTGCCGAAGAGTCATGGTTTGACGATGATGTCACCCCCAAGGTATTTAAATCAGAACTTACGGCAGGTGAGGGCGACCTTGTTATTTGGCTCAACTCACCCGGCGGCGATTGTATTGCGGCAAGTCAGATCTACACCATGCTTATGGATTACAAAGGCAAGGTTACCGTGAAGATCGATGGCATTGCAGCATCTGCTGCATCCGTAATTGCTATGGCTGGAACGACCGTACTGATGGCACCGACTGCCCTCATGATGGTGCATAACCCGCTGACTGTTGCCATTGGTGACAGTGAGGAAATGCAAAAGGCCATCGCTTTGCTCTCGGAGGTTAAGGAAAGCATTATCAATGCCTATGAAATCAAAACAGGACAGTCACGGGCAAAGCTGTCCCACCTAATGGATGCTGAAACCTGGCTCAATGCAAAGAAAGCAATCGAGCTTGGTTTTGCAGATGGCATCCTTGAGGACGAAAAGAAACGCCTACAGACTGAGGATTTCACCTATGCCTTCAGCCGCAGAGCCGTTACCAACTCTCTGCTGGATAAGGTCAAGCCGAAACTGCCCAAACAACAAACAGGCACACCGATTGAGTCGCTGGAGAAGCGGCTCTCTTTAATTCAACACTAATTTTGAGGAGGAAAATACAATGAACAAAATTCTTGAACTGCGCGAGAAGCGCGCAAAGGCATGGGAAGCGGCAAAAGCATTCCTCGATACCAAGAGGGGCTCTGATGGACTGGTTTCCCTTGAGGACACAGCAACCTATGACAAGATGGAAGCAGATGTGGTCGCTCTTGGTAAAGAAATCGACCGTCTGGAAAAGCAGGAAGCCCTCGACCGTGAGCTTTCAAAGCCACTGAACACACCCCTTACGGGCAGACCCACTCTTCCGGGCATGGAGACTAGAAGTGGCAGAGCTACTGACGAGTACAGAAAAGCGTTCTGGAATGCAATGCGCACTCGTTCTGGCGAAGGACTTGATCCCGTCATTAAGAATGCACTTCAGATCGGCACAGACACTGAAGGCGGATATCTTGTACCGGATGAATTCGAGCATACACTTGTGGAGGCCCTCGATGATGAGAACATTTTCAGAAAGCTAGCCAACGTCATCACCACTTCTTCCGGCGACCGCAAAATCCCAGTCGTAGCCTCCAAGGGCACAGCTTCTTGGATCGATGAGGAAGGTGCTATCCCTGAAAGCGACGATAGCTTTGGTCAGGTATCCATTGGAGCTTATAAGCTTGGAACCATGATCAAGGTTTCTGAGGAGCTGCTTAACGACAGCGTATTCAACCTTGAAAATTACATCGCTAAAGAGTTCGCCAGACGCATCGGGAACAAAGAAGAAGATGCCTTCTTCACCGGCGACGGCTCTGGAAAACCTACCGGTATCCTTGCAGCTACTGGTGGTGCACAGCTTGGTGTGACCACTGCAAGTGCTACGGCCATCACCATCGACGAGATACTTGATCTGTTCTACTCCCTTAAGGCACCGTACCGAAATAAAGCAGTGTTCGTCATGAACGATGCCACGGTTAAGGCAATCCGCAAACTGAAGGACGGTCAGGGACAATACATTTGGCAGCCTTCACTGCAAGCCGGTACACCGGATACCATCCTGAACAGACCTGTTTACACCTCAGCTTATGTCCCTAACATCGCCGCATCCGCTAAGTCCATCATCTTCGGTGATTTCGGTTACTACTGGGTTGCCGATCGTCAGGGCCGCGTTTTCAAAAGACTCAATGAGCTCTATGCAGCTACCGGTCAGGTAGGCTTTGTTGCAACTCAGCGTGTTGATGGAAAACTGATTCTGCCGGAGGCTATCAAGGTTCTCCAGCAGAAGGCTTAACGGAGGTGCACAATGAGCTATAACGCAAAGAACTATACCGAGCAAGGCGGCGAAAAAACCGTTATCGGTGGCACGCTTGAAATTAAGGAGGGAGCCTCGGTAACGGGGCTTCCTTCTGCTTCCGTATCCATCGCTACTGAAACCACGCTGGGTGGGATCAAGGCAGCCGCTAAAACAGAAACGGATACCGTTCCTGCAAAAGTCGGACCTGACGGAAACCTTTATGTTCCAACTTATCCCAGTGTGCCGGAACCGTCCATAGCCGAGAACCAAGCGGCAAGCACTGCTGAGGATATCGCAGGACTCCTTTCTGATTTCAACGCGCTGCTTGCAAAGCTGAAAACCGCTGGGCTTATGGCGGCAGACAGTTAGGAATAAGGAAAGGATGGTGACGGTATGACACTGCTTGAAAAGGTCAAGGCTAACCTCATCCTTGAGCACTCGGCGGACGATGGACTCCTGCAGCTGTACATCACCGCCGCTGTCAGGTATGCCGAGAGCTATCAGCACTTGACTGAAAACTTCTACGCTGATAACCCGATGTCGCCAACAACTGAACAAGCCGTAATTATGCTGTCGTCCCATTTTTATGAATCAAGGGACGGCAGCACAGGCGGCTTTTTTGCCGACAATGTGCAGGCCGGACAGCAGGTGTGGAATACGGTCAATCTTCTCTTAAGGCTTGATCGGGATTGGCAGGTGTAAATATGAGTTTTCTTGTAGAGAGGGGTGGTGTGTGTGAGTATTGGAGAAATGAGACATCGCATCACTATCCAAAGGATAACACCAACGATCAATGAAAACGGTTTTGAAAGTGAACTCCCTCAGGATTTCAAAACTGTATGGGCATCAGTGAAAAAGCTTCAAGGTAAAGAATTCTTTGCTGCTAAAGCTGTCCAGGCAGAAAATACAGTGAAATTTACCATTCGATACATTGCTGGAATTGATCAGACTATGAAAATTCTGTTTCAAGGGAAAGCCTACAACATTACCTCCATTGACAACATCAAATATAAGAAGCGATATATCGAGATTCAAGCCATGGAGGTGGTGACAGATGGCTAAGATTACTTTGGAAGGTATGCAGGAGATGATAGACAAGGTTAACAAGCTCGGTAACAAAGGGACAGAGATTAAAAAGAAGGCGTTAGATAAAGCCGGAGCCATGGTTAAAAGCAGCATGGAAGAGAAAGCACCGAGATCTGAGCTTACGAAAAGACACATGGCAGACAACATCAAGGTGTCTGAGATTGAAAGCGAGAACGGCGTTGACTTTATTAAGATCGGACCAAACAAGGGAGATAATTCAGAGTTCTACTATTCAAAATTTACTGAATGGGGAACCTCGAAGATTCCTGCACAGCATTGGGCTGAAAACTCGGTATTGGAGAACAAGAAAAAAATCAATGAGGTAATCAAAGAGGAAATGGAAAGGGGGCTTGGTAAGCTTGATTAATAAACTGGTCATCGATACATTGAAGCCCCTTGGCGTTCCAGTAGGATTTCAAAAGTACTCCGGCCAAGAATCAACCTACATTACCTTTTATGAA